TTTTTTCTTTGTACTCCACCTTGTAAGTAGTATCAGTAGGCAAAATGGAAACGTTAGAACTATTACCCACATCACAAAGGAATGTCGCAATAACTTTCAAGATAAGGTACAACACAACTAATTTCAAGCCCATAACCAGCAATGACATCAGTTTTTCCGTCGATGAAGGGTTCTGCTTTGGCGTTGGTTGACCACCCGATAGATTCGTCATAAGTATTTCTTTTTAAAAGTGTTATAATGTCTTGTAAAATCAAAGCCGTGTCGCTTAAAACCTCTATCATATTCGATTGACTTTCAAAGTGTCTATCCATCACCATCAACAAAAATTGATAAGTAACGGTTTTCCCTTCTGAATTAAAATCAAAACCATTTGGTACTAACCAAACTAAAGGGTAAAACTCAACGTTTTCTTGAGCCATCGCACTTTCACCACAAACAAATTTATTTACTTGCTGGTGACTTTCTGCTGCCGTTTGGACTTGTTTGATTACTTGATTTAGTGTCATTTAAAAATTTTAAAAGTTTAGCTTCGTTTTTTTCTCTTACTTTACTCATTGGTTGGTCTTATAAAATAGTATCTTTCGGAGCAGTCCTCAGGCAAATAAATGCCCCCAAAGAATTGAACGTCTTGTGGGAAAATAGTGTCGCTTGTAGAACCACTATTCAAAAATAACGGATAAATGTTAGTATTAGCGTGTAAATAATCTCTTAATCTATTTGCGTAATACTCGGCTTTATCTCTAAATCTTCTTTCCATCATTGTCATTTCGTCAATACTGATTGGATTTGCATTGTCGCTATTCCTACTTGCAACGCTTTTATTTAGCATTTTAAACGTCATAGGTAGCATTGATTCAGTTAACGTGTAGTACTTTAAGCAAGGTGCAATATAAGTGTCTAAAAGCGTAGTATTATTTGCCGATAATGTTCCAGCAAATGCTTGTGTTTGGATTTGATTATAAAGCCCTGAACCAATGATATCACGAATGTATATTTCTTGTGATTCTTTGATTGCCATTTTCAAAAGTTGATCGTCAACATTTTGATTTATAGGCGTGTTGTCTTTAAGATATGTGGTCGATATTAAATAAACAAAATTTGTCATAATTTCTTTCTTACAAGTTTAGAGTTCCAAGCGTGACGGCAATGATTGATATGAATGGTTGTATCGGGGATTGTATACCAGCCACCACGTTCTTTCCAAACGTCACGATCAACACGACTTGAAATCGTGTCAATTTCTTTACGGGTGTAGTATCTATTTAAACCAATTAATTGACGGCAAAAATCACGGCTTGTATCTATCAATTCAGGTTCACCTAAGAATGCAGCGTCTAAACCATATTCATAACGTAGCTCAATTTGAGTGTCTACGGATTTTGCAAGTTCTTTGATACCTTTTGTTGAAGTCGAAAGTTTGCCGTTGTCGGAATTTATCAATCCGTCGTCAATCATTTTGGTGATTGCATCCATTACTTTTTGAGCATCGATGTTAACATACTTTGCAATCTCGCCAACGGTGATTCCTTCATTTGCATTTAAGATTTGTAGAATGGCAGTTTCACTTGCAGTTGCAAACTCGAATTTAACAACTTCGCATTCATCTTTACTTACTCCACATTTTGCAAATAAACTTAAAACATCTTCATCACGTGTGATTTTTGACATTGCAACGGGTGAATTACCCAATGCGTCACCACCTTGAATAGGTGGTAACCCAGCGAGTTGACGTTTTTCGTTAACCGTCATATTTGACAACACGTTATTTGCAACCAAAGGTGATAAACTATTAATTGCATCGTTTAATGATGAAGCTACTTTTGCAGTACTTAAAATTTCAAAACCTAATTCTTGACGCACTTCGTCATTTGTTAAAATTCCTTTAGTATATAAATCAATGTAATCTTGTCCTTCTTCTACGTCTATGTAGTAATCGTTCATCAAAACAATGTAGTTCAATCCTTTTGGATTAACCCGAATAACGGGCTTTATGTCCGCAGATAGTGAACCACTTGCATTGCTTTTGTTCTTTGCTAATTTATCTCGTAATGCCGTAATGAGATTATTACCCCAATCAACAATAATGCCGTTAACATCAGGTGTTTTTAAATCATCATACAATGATTTTTTTACGCCAATATCGGATAAATCAACTTGTTTCATATCAACACAAAATCGATTACTTCGTTATTTGCAAAATGTTTGATCACATTATTCCATTGTGCTTTTGGTACGACCTGACAACCAGCACTCCAATTGTCAATAAAATTACCAAGTCCAGCTTGATGAAAGTTAATACCAAATAAACCAGTTTGAGTAGTTTTTTTATCAATCACACCATCTTTGTTTCCATCACGATAAATAACAATTGGTTTAATTTGTTGAAAATATGGCATACCTAACCACAAACTTTTCCAATTTGCAGCAGTTTTGAATTGGTGACTACCTTTAACGACTTGTTGACAAGCAATAGCAGTTCCAGTTATACCACCATAAGTGATAGGATTTTGAATGTAGTGTTTACCAGCAGTAGTACTACACGCAAATACTTCTTGCACTTCGCCATTCACCCACAATACGCCAAAATCATCAAAAGTATTGGTTAACTTTTCGTCACAACGTACCCAAGTAATTCCCTTGTTTTGGTTAAAAATGTACTTCTTAATTTCGGCTTTTGTTTTCGTTCCAATAATACCATCAACTGCAAGGTTTGAACCGAATCTATTTAGATATGTCTGTACTTGTTTCATTTATAAGTTTGTTTAAATACCATTGTGCCTTCAATAAATCTTCGTGTCCGTTTTTACGTTCATAACGCCAAATGTACTTCATGATATTGCCTTTTAAATATCCTTTAAATGCTTCACGTGACATTGTACTTTTAATAGCGTCTATGCACTCGATTTCGCCTTTGTAGTGTAGTGGGTTTATATTACTCATATTCTGTATGTCATTGCGTTAACTGTTACTTGTTCACTTTTATTTTTAAATATTCTTTCGGGTGACATATCTAACCATCGACCACCCAATGGTTTTGGTGTTGCACCACGTTCTACGTGCCAACCACCTAAGCCTTTGTTGTATTCCTCTTTGTATGTTGCAGTTCTAACCATTAAAATATTTCTTAGTTCAATGTTATGGCTTTTATTTAAAAACTCACTTGTATAAATTACTTCATTGCATTCGTGAACGTGTCCCATCCAAATCATATCTGCACCATCAATAAAACTTGACATTCTATTAAATTGAATAACGCCTTTTGTAACTGGTCCACCACCACCTGAGCCGTGAAAATATTTAATCTTAAATGTTTTTCGTATAACGTTATCTTTAAATTGGTAAACTATCCAACCACCATAACCACCTACTTGTATATCTGTATTGCATTCACGATTTAAACCAAAAACAAAGCGTTGTATAACGTCTGTTTCTTGGCGTTTAATTATGTTAGTTTCGTGGTTACCATATCCAACTACTTTAATTAAATGAGCATAAGGTTTAAACCATTCAATTGCATCGTTTACAACTGCATCTAAATAACTATTTACATTATGTTCAGGGCGAATGTCTTGTTTTGATTTACGAGGATCATAAGCCCCTTGCATTAAACAAAAAGTATCACCGTTTAACAACACATCATTACCACCTTTCAACGCCAAATCTAAATGCTTTTTTAATAGTGTTCTATCACATTTAGGATTATCCCAATGCAAGTCCGATAGTAAAAGAACCTTTCTTTGCTCAAAAGGTACTACAAAAATGTGTACGTTGTTTTTCATTTTAATACAAATAGTGTCACAATAATTGAATAAATCGTGACATACCAACTATATTTTTTAATTTTCTTTTGGTCTTGGTCAATCTCGCATATCACAAATTCTAAATCACTTATCAAACTATCTTGAAATTCAATTAAAGTGCTATCCATTTCTATTCGCCTTTGGTAAAGCAAATTTAGTTCACGTGCCTTTGCCCCTTTAATGAGATAGTAGTTTGCGTTCTTGACTGTCGATGAATCGATGCAAATTGATTGTGCTATCGAGAAGTTTGGTGCTAAAAGGACTATCAAGAAAATACATATATAACGTGTCATATTTTTGCTCTATTTTGATTTTGTTTTTTGTGATGGTTTTAATCTTTTCTTTGTACTCCACTTTGTAAGTAGTGTCAATAGTAGGAATGGGAATATTAGAACCACCGCCCACATCACATAGGAATGTCGCAATAGCTCTCAAGATAAGGAACAACACAACTAATTTCAATGCCGTAACCAGCAATGACGTCAGTCTTTCCGTCGATGAATGGTTCGGCTTTGGCGTTGGTTGACCATGAAATGGATTCTTCATAAGAGTTTCTTTTTAAAAGGGTTATAATATCTTGTAAGATTAATGCCGTATCACTTAGTATTTCTATTAAGTTAGATTGACTTTCAAAATGTCTATCTATAACCATCAATAAAAATTGATAAGTTACTGTCTTTCCCTCGCTATCAAAGTCAAAACCATTCAGTACTAACCAAACTAACGGGTAAAATTTCACTTCTTCCTCAGCCATTGCACTTTAACCACAACTCACTTTACTTAATTGCTTATAT